TGAATAATCGCTCAAAATCAAATGATTTATTTACATCCTGGAACGAAAGTAACTTAGTGTCTGAATTTACAGACTGATATACGAAGTTCTTATCAAAATTAAACGTTTTACCCTCGATGGTTACGGTTGTTAAAAATTGTTCAATAGCCTTAATGATTAATCCCTTGCCTGTTCCGCCCTCGGGGTGATCTGATATAACCTCATCATTTAATATTATGGCCGGGCAAAAAGCCGGGTTTTTAAAGTTGTGTATCAAAAATCCAATAACCGAACAAATTGCAGAGTATCTTTTTGTATCATGGTTTGCTATATTAAAACAGAACTTTTTAAAATCACTATCGGGTAGTTTATCACCAGGTTTATAGTTTCTGTTTAAAATTTGGCTCTCCCAAATAAAGCCGTCAAGCTCCGCGTAATCATGTGTTGTGATTTTTTGGCCGGTTATTTTAACTATGCAGTTTTGAAAATATAATTGCATGGCATCTTTACGATCCTTTCTGAAAACAACATCTTTGGCAGGTAATGTTTCCAAAAAACCATCAGATACAGCCTTTTCAATATCCTTTAAAGCGAACTGGTGTATGTAAACCGGGCATTCATCAACGTTTAATAAGAATTCTAAAATCTCGTCTTTTAGTTCCTTTTTACCAACCTGTTTTACGATATTATCAATTATCCTAATAGGGAAAAATCCATTTATATCGGTTCGATAAATGAAGTAGCCACGGGTTGTAAAAAATGCCGTGAGGGCCGGGAAGTCATATTCAAATCCGCCTCCCTTTTTTGGTGTATATAATGTAAAATGAGGAAATTCCTTTTCAGCCGCAATGTGCGCAACGGTCATTTTGCTCATAGTTGCTTCCAATTATTTTGTGCGTACATGGCAAATTTGCCAAAATTATCATCAGCGTATTTTAATTTTTCAGCCCATTGCGCTTCGTTACTTCCCCCATTTTCGTTGAAAAATGAATTGATAATAATGGTTTGCATATCATTGTTATTTCGATAAATATCGTTTTTGTGCAGATAATTTTTCAATCGCCATTCGATCGTAGATACACCTTTTAAAATAAGATGTTCTACGGTAGTTTTTTTTCTTCTACTCATAATTTTTAAGACAAAAAAGCCCGGCGCTAAAGTGGAAAGGCGACCGGGCAATTAATTACAAACCTAATATATACAAACTTACGCTTTCCACGACATAAAATTGCATATATTTATAATCTTTAAATATAACAAATAAATACTCAAAAACTCAACTTACCAAAATTATTTTTACCTCTTTTATAGGCCGAATTAATAGTAGTAGTTATTTCCCTTATCTTAAAATCATCCTGATTAAATCCGCTAACTATCGAAAACGCATGATCGTAATCTATGCCATAATCTGAAAATGTTATACACAATTTAAACAGGTTGCTATTTCGATTACCATTATTAATTCCGTACTTTTTATTCCACCATACTAACAACCTCCTAACTGTTTCCTGCTCATCTAACGTGGCCTTACCGTACTCAATAACCGGTTGCTGCGGATCAAATATTTGTCCAGTCCAAACTTGCGAATTTTCATTAATGGTCAAATCAGGATCATAGCTTTCAAAGCAAATACGTGATATGTCAAACATATTTTTATCGAAGTATTCACAATCGAAATATACCTGTAATCCCCTAAAATAAGCCTTGTTGTTTTTATAAATATCCGTTGTAATGACAGGTATTTTAACGAGTGCCTTTAAACCTTTGCCGGATGGGCTCAACCAAACCGAATAAACATACTCATTGCTTTCTAATGTATCGCGCCATGTCATTAACTCATCATAACTACCGAACTTATCAAAGTCCAGGTTAATAAAGCCCGAATGTTGCGTAATAGCCGAAATTTCGCGGTAAGTAAATGTGCCGCCAAATAAAACGCAGGGTAGTCGTTTTTTAAATTCAATATTTCCGTCACGAATGATTTTAACCAAACTTTCAGATTTGCCGGATTTGATACGGTGTAAAATCGCATCAACCGGCCGGTAGTTTGGTGTCATGTCGTAGAATGAACGGAAAATTGTTATCATTTATGGTTTTTATAATCTAAAAATCCAGTTTTTTGTAATTTTAATATTTTTGATGCTATTGCTGTCCTGGATTTGCTTATAGTAAACATTAGTTTAGTTACGGACATTTTTTCATAATTTGATAATAAAAAGACTAAATCCCTTTCATGCCAACAAGGATGATGAAACGTCACAGACGATAAACGGGGCGAAAAAAAACTTACAGCCTCATTCTCTAATGTATTTGCCAGCCTTAACCTGCCGCCATTTTCAGCAATCATAGCCTGTAAATCAAAAAATAATTGTGATGTTGGTTGTTTTAGTCCGGGGAATATGTATGGTGTCATATTATTTAAATAATAATATTTGAGGATCTCCCAAATCAGAATTTTTACAATTCTTGGCGGCTAAATCAAAATATGATGTTTTTAATTCGCCGCCAAGTCCTTTTCGGCCCATTTGCAACGATTGAAATATCTCGCTTCCAATACCTAAAAATGGAGTATAAACAGTATCACCTTTATTTGTCCATAAGTGTAAAGACCGTTCAATAGTATCTAATTGTAATGGGCAAATATGCTTTTCATCTTGTTCATCTCTGGCACCTTTTAAGTTAAGCGTATTGGAATAATTAATATCCATCCAAACCGGTGATGCTATTTTTTGCCACATATCAACCGGTAAATATCCGGGCGCATTATAATCCTTATCCTGGTGGATAACAGGATGTAAATGATCGCCCGGCTTGCGAAATACCATTAAGTAATCAGGGATACCAACGCGGGACATTGCGGCATCTTTTTTGATCTGCTTATGAAGCAATCCTAACGCTTTTGTACGCGTCATTTCCGTAACCGGGTTTTTCCAAATCGTAACGCGCGAATGATATATAAATCCAGCTTCGGTAAATGCCTGCAATATCATACCGCTAAAATCCCTTAGCCCTATATAACCCTCTTTGCCTTTCTGTATGGGCAAATCCATGCAATGAACAGCAACGTTACGCCCAGACCATAAAATTCGGTACAGGTCATTCACAATGAATTTAAACGCATATAAGAACTCATTATAGTCCTTTGAGTTGCCCATATCCTCTAATTCAGAACTGTATGTATAAAGTTCGGCAAAAGGGGGGCTGAATATTGAAAAACCTATACTATCATCGGGAATGTTTTTAATAGTTTTTACACTATCTCCTAACCATATCTCAAAATTTTCTCCTTTAACTGTTTTTGTTTCACGAACTGCGGTTTCTTTTGAAACTGATTTTATATTTTTCATTACCGCCTTAGCCATTGATTGTTGCATATACTCAAATGATTTTTGTTTTTTATAAATTGATTGAATTACGTTTGACATCGTATCTGTCACTAAAATATAGATGTTAACGGGATGTAACTGCCCGAACCGATAAGAGCGGCGTATGCCCTGATATAAACCCTCAAAGCTAAAGTCGGGCGATGCGAATATTTGATTATGGCAATTCTGGTAGTTCATACCCAGGGCGGCAACTTTAGTTTTTGTAATTAAAACTCTAAACTCATTATTCGCAAATCCTAAAAGTTTATCCTTTTTATATTCTGGTTTATCAGAACCTTGCACATTAATAGAACCGGGAATAAGTTTTTGCAATTCTTCTGCCTCGTCATTATGTTTTACCCAAATTATAAAGTTTCCAGTTGAATTATTTACAATTTTAATCACTTCGCTAATCCTGGCAATCTTTGTCAATCTTAATTCTCCATTAAAATCGGTTGCAGATACGGCAGTGTCATTAAACAACTTGCCATTGTCGCGCTGATCAGTTTTTATTTTACATTCTAATAATTTTAATTCTGGCAAATGATAACCCGACATAGGAAATCCAATATCTGCCGGATCCGATAACATAACCGCCCATTCTGATACCCATTCGTAAAATCGCTCTTTAGCATGGCCTTTTAAACGCCATTTAGCCGTTTCACCCCCGTCATGCACAAAATACATTGCCAGCATTTCATTATAAGGCATCACGTTTAAAAATTCACTATGATTGCCCAATTCCATTGGATCGTTGGGGCTGGGTGTAGCCGTACAAGCTAATTTATATGGTGTATTTGCAAAAAGATCAATTATTAACTTTCGCGTGGCCCCATCAAAGTTTTTAATAATACTGCTTTCATCAAGTATAATACCCGCATATTGCGAACAATCTAAGTTATTTAACTGTTCGTAATTAGTAATATAAATCATTGATAGGTCAATTCCAAATACAGCCGCCTCTTGTATAGTTTGAGCAACAACGGCAAGGGGTGCCAAAATTAATACCCGCATGGCGGTATGTTGCGATACCCTATATGCCCACTCTAACTGCTGGAAACTTTTACCCAAGCCGCAATCCTGAAATAGCGCAAACCTACCTTTTCGTAAAGCAGTTTGAACACAATACGCCTGAAAAGGAAATAGCAATGGGTTAAGATCTGATGTTTCTATCTGAAAGCCACTATCTACAATGCTGCGCCGTTTCTGCTCTAAAAATGTATTGTAATCAATCATATTTGTTGGGGGCTAACCATGCTAAAATTAATATCGTTAATTGTTTCTTTGAACATTAAGGGTTTCATAGGAGATTCAAAGTAAATCAATATTTTATCACATGAAAAATGCGATAGAGCATCGATTAAAAAATCTCCATTGTTACCTATTTTAATGTCGTTGCCGGATATATCAATATTGATAACTTCTTCACCTTCAGAGTTTGTTTGTGCATCAGCGGCGGTTATTATTAACTTATCACTAATATTAAAAATGATAGTCCTGTCCTTATTTGAAAAGTCCAGCACCCTTTTAACCGCACTTAGCAATTGTTGCCTATTAACTGTAATATAAACATCCATTTCAGGAATTACAGAACGATAATCAACATATTTTTCAGCCATCAATAGCCCCTTAATGGTTAAGCCGTCCAGTTCTAATGAGATAGAATTATCTGAGTAGTTTACTTTTGTTTCGCCAGATAACGTCAATGCAGATATTGAGTTTACGAACTTGATAGGCAGTAACAAAACACCTGGTTTGTATTTACCATCAATGTTGTAAATACTTAACCTGCCAGCGCATGCACCAACGGCAATAAGTCCACTCTTGGTTAATTCTATATTTAAACCGTTAAGCCGGTTCCCAGTATCGTCAATCAACCGAGCATAAGAAGTTTTATATAAAGCCTCCGTAATATCCTCAAATGGTATTATAAATTCATTGGCGCTATCTGTTTTTATTACCGGAAAGTCTATGCCGTCATATCCTTGCATTTTATAAATACCCGAACTTGATTTAATAGTGATATTAAACCCATCATCAAATATAAAATCAATCGGTTGATCTGCGAATGATGATATTAGTTTTAGGATATTTGGCGCTGGGATAAGAATATCAAACGCATCCAGACTTTGTATATCAAGTTGCTTAGTTATAGAAAATTCCATATTACAGGTTGATATTTGAAGTTTTGAATTTTCTAATTTAAACCTAAATGATCCTGTCGAAATTACCAATCCGTTATTAACTGCCTTGTTGCATATAGTTAAGGCAGCCAACAGTGGCTTTTGATTTATTGTGAATTTACTCATGGGCGATTTTTAATATAATCTTCGTTAGTTACTTCTGTTTGTTTCAACACGTAATTATCATTTATAAATGATTGATATTGTTCGTGTACTTTTTCGGCTGTAAATTTGCCTAATCCCGCATCGATGTTTAAGTTTCTCTTAAAGTTGTGCGCATCTTCTATTTTTTCTGCTTTCATGTTATATTTTCCTCAAATTAATTAAAGCCACCTCAATATTAGCCTCCAATTCAAGCCCGGATGCGGTAGCTATCAATACCCATTCAGATACCTTTTTAACATTGGGCTTTGCCTTAGTACCCAAATCGATCAGGCTATCACGCGTTATCATAAACGGCACCAACGGAAATTCACTTTCAGGGCGAAAAGAACTAAAATAGTGACGCTCTAAAGCAGGGTTAACAGTAAAGTAATGTAAACATTGGTGTATATTATCGGATGGTATTTGTTTGGTATGAGCCGTTTCGATATGACGTTTCGCCGCCGGGCACTTACCCTCCCAACTAATGGTAAAATCCTCGCTGATACCATCCGGGCTAACGCCTAATATAGGCACTTCATCAGACTGTAACCAGCCTGGTTGTATCAATTTAACACCGATATACTTTTCCATTTCGGAACGGTGTAAAGGCTCTAAATCTATGCCGCGCTGCATGGCATCAGATACATAGCTATCATCTTCTAATTGAAACTCTTCGGTATGTTCGGCCAATAATTCCAGCATCAGCGTGTCGGAATTAACAAACAGCCCTTTTGAGGTTGATCCGCCGACCTTTCGGTATTTAATTTCATGCCATTCCCGGCTACCTTGTATTATGCTGTGGTGTACTTTCATGCTAAATTTTTAATTTGTTTGTAAATGGTTTTACTCTCGCTGCGCAGTTTTAAAAATGAATTTCTTTGACATTTTCTTAAAAATATATTTGTCGAAAACAACATAATGTCAAAAAACAGCATAGAAAAATATGCGCTGATTAATAGTTTTTTCATGGCGTTAACTGTTTTTTAAGTTCTTCTTTTTTAGCAAGTACGGTAGGCAGTTTTTGTTCCGCTACTGATATTGCAGCCCAGTTAGTTTGAAGATCAGCAAGGGACTTACTTTCTGACAGTTTGGCAATCGCCGCCGTATCTGTAATTGTAGCAGTCGGGAAGTAATGTTTAAATCTTGCTACAAAGCCGAACCGTTTATCGACCTGTGCAAACAGTAAAACCGGCTTTCCATACCAATCTTCAATATAATCGCTGTTAAATTCTTTTGCGAAAAATTTGGCGTTGCTTACATTTAGTATAACCGGCTTATAAATTACTTTTTTAGCCGCCAAATCCATCAGCCATAGTGAAGTTTTTGTAACCTCTTTTTGCGTTGACTGATCGAATGTAGGAGCATCTTTCATTTCGTGTACGGCAACCACCATTTCAGGTGATAGGCCGTGTAATGACGCATGTAAATCCTCGCCCGATACATAACGTGGGTCGAGGTTTTTGCGCCAATGAGTTTTTGTTTCCATAGTTAGTTTATTTTAATTAAAGTGTTAATTGACGGATATCCCCACATACTCTTCTCTATTCGGTCAAGTATCCTACAATATCTTAAATACTCATCAGTAAGATCATAAGCAATCGCCCAGTCTATTGCCCACACGCAAGAGGTGCGCATATGTATTAAACAGGTATAGGTAAGTCGTGGCTTTCTTAATGATTGTTCAACCGCTTTCTTTTCAAACTCCCACCCTGCTTTAGAGTGATAGGCTGGCGCATTTGCCGGCCAGTTTAAGGGTTGAGTAATCATTTAACTAATTCCTTTCCGCGTTGCAAGCTGGCTTTAAGTGACTGTATTCTCGGGTTTTTGTCGGCCCGCGCTCTTATAGCTGTCTTATCTTCGGCATCGCCCTTATATTCAAATAGAATTGGGTTAAGTAGTGATTTGTAATTTTTCATTTCGTTTATTTGATTTGTGTGCAACAAAGATACAGGTTGTTTTGATAAATGCAAATTATTTTTAATAAAAAATTTTAGTAAAAATAAAATTAGGTTTTTAAATAAATTGTTTTACCTTTGTTGTCATGGAATTAACAAATAAACAAAAAGTAATTAAAGACAGGCGCATAAGTGTTATGTCTGCTTATAACAACCGGGGTGCGCTGGCTGTTACTATATTAGTTAAGTCATTAGCTAAAAAGTTCAATGTAACAGAGGTTACCATATATAATGACATAAAATTAGAAAGCACGCCCGACATGCTGGGCCAAACCATAACAGATTAAAAAAATGAAAACACTAATAAACGGCTTAGAATTAGCCCCAACAAAACAGATTTTAAAACAGATCGCGCTAACATTTGCTTTGGTGGGTGTGATAGTTATTATCGGCGTAGTGCTGCATAAGTGCGGTGTTCAATTGCATTTGAATTGAAATAACGCGATGTGATACGCACAGGATGCAGAACAAATAGTGTTTATTAACGAGGTTAAAAAAGCACTATATAAACAAAAAAAATTAGCACACA